CTGGCGGCGGCGGCGCAGGCGGTGGAAACAACGGTGGAAACGGCACTGCAAACACAGGCGGTGGGGGCGGTGGAGCCTATGCTGGTGGTACAGCAGGTATTGGCGGTACAGGTATTGTCATCCTTCGTTATCCAGACACATTCAGAGCCGCTACAAGCACAACAGGTTCACCAACAATCACTGTGGCTGGAGGCTTTCGGGTCTACCAATTCACAGCCAACGGATCTATCACGTTCTAAGATGAATGCGCTGGCTCCTTCTGCTACTGTTGCTGTTGGGGCTAGTTGGGGCCGTAGCCAAAAATGGCTGTCATGTACGCGAATTCTATGGAATAGCCTACACGGTTCACGATCCGACCGAACGGCACAAGCAAATGATGGCGTGGCTGGATCAGAACGCAAATCATTGCAAAGCTTCAGAATACGTGGTCATTTGGAACAATCTGGCAGAGTGGGCCGGTACAGCCGACTCCACATGGCTTAGAAACAAAGTTGTTCATGGATACAAAGAGGCTCTTGAGCGTGAAGCAAAATGATTCCGCCAATACACAAGTGGTATCCAATGCTGGATGTCGCCGACTATCCGACTAAGACAGATGCGCTTGAACGTAGGCAACAGCGGCTTGAAGAGGAATACAAGCAAGCTCTAAAGATGAAGAAGGTGAAGGACAAAATTGATGATCTTGAGTTTGAGTTGTACGTGAAGAAGGCAGAACGCAACCAACTAAGCCTTGAGATTTTTACAAACCGCAAAGTGGACATATTGGCATAACATGGTTACAAAGAAACCCCCAGCAAAGGTAGCGCCTGTTAAACGCAGGACACCCAAGCCAAAACCAGAACAGATAATCAATGTATCTATTTCTGAGCCAGCCCCTGCCAAGCCTGAAGCCAAGAAAGACGATAGCACCGTTGGTAAAGTGATTGGCCTGATAGAGTGGGTGGACAATCCGTTTAAACTGTTTACGGTCATTCTGCTATCGTTCTTATTCTTTGCTGGCTACTTTGCGTGGGATTCTCGTACAGTCATTCTAAATGCCATCACAAACTCAAGCCATCAGCCCCAGCTTAAAGAGATCAAAGTGCTGGAGCATATAGCTGAAAGGTTAAAGAAAGACTTGGAAGCCGAAACGGTGTTGGTTCATAAGGTAGCTCTGGTAGTTAACAGCAGGATTACGCTACTTGCGTATGGTTCTAAGGGTCGGGAAACTTTGCTTGACGGCTACAACTCCACCCTGTTTGGTAAAGATGTTGCCCGTAATTCCGCAGTAATTGCCATGATGAACGGTGAAGTCTATTGCGATAAGCTGGTAGCTTCTGGTAAAACATCAGAGTGGGAAGAGAAACAAGGCGTAGGTTACATCTGCCGTGGCAGTATTCCTCCTGAGATGGGTGCTTTTGAAGGTTATATTTCGGTTGGCTTTACCAAAGAACCGCAAGACCTTGGCGCTGTCAAAACCCGTATTAACCTAGCCGCCACTGAGATGGCTAAATAAGGAGTAACCATGCTTGATATTTTATCTGGGGGCTTATTAGGCTCTATCTTTGGCGGCGTGTTCCGTCTGGCCCCCGAGGTACTCAAGTTCTTTGATAAGAAGAACGAGCGTCAACACGAACTCAATATGTTTGCCCGTCAGTGCGAACTGGAAACGCTACGTGGTCAGCAGAAGTTAGCTGAGATTGGCGCACAGCGGGAAGCCGCAGTAGATGTTGGAGTTATGGATGCTTTTAACTCTGCAATCCAACAGCAGGCCGAAATGGTCAAAGCCGCAGGTGGTTGGGCGGCTAGTCTGTCAGCTTCTGTGCGTCCTGTAGTTACATATTGGATTCTGTTGATTTGGACGTTCATTCACATTTGGTATGCGTGGTCAAGCATGAACTCAGGGCTTGATGCAACTGAAGTGTTTAAACTGTTCATGTCGCCTGACTTCTCAGCGTTGCTGGGCGGGACAATAAATTTCTGGTTTCTCGACCGTACTTTAGCTAAACGTGGGCTATGAACCTAGAACTAGCCGCCAGTCTGTGCCGTCAGTTTGAGGGCTACCGCGCCAAGCCGTATTTATGTCCGGCTGGCGTGGCTACGATTGGCTATGGTTCTACCTACTACGCAGACAAGCGTAAGGTAACTTTAGAAGATGCCCCAATGGATGAACCCACGGCAAGAGCCTTGCTGATGATTGAGCTTGAGCATACGTACCTACCCGGTGTTTTGCGTAACTGTCCGGGTCTGATTACTGACGTTCGCAAGTGCAACGCCATTGTGGATTTTTGTTATAACTTGGGCACAGGACGCTTGCAGACTTCCACGTTAAAGAGGAAAATCAACGCCAATGATTGGGAAGGGGCAAAAGAACAACTGATGCTCTGGACTAAAGGTGGCGGCAAGGTTTTGCCGGGCTTGTTAAAACGCCGCACGGCTGAGTGCGCTTTGTTGGATTAACCAATGCCATTACAAAAAGTTCTGTTTAAGCCGGGCGTCAACCGGGAAAATACCCGCTACACAAATGAAGGTGGTTGGTATGAGTGCGACAAAGTGCGTTTCCGTCAAGGCACACCGGAAGTTATTGGCGGCTGGCAACCCATCTCTGGCTACACATACCAAGGCGTTTGCAGATCACTGTGGAATTGGACATCCCTTGCTGGCGCTAACTATATTGGCGTAGGTACAAACCTTAAGTTCTATATTGAAAACGGCGGTGCGTACTACGACATCACTCCAATCTCCACTACAGTAACGCTTGGCACAGACCCCTTTGCAGCTAACGGCACAACCACAGTTACTGTTACCGGCTCAACTACCGGCATGATTGTTGGCAACTTTGTCACGTTTTCTGGCGCTACAGGTACATACGCAACGACATTTAACGCGCAGTATCAAATTACTTCGGTGGGTACTAGCACTTACACAATCACAGTGCCGACGGCCTTGACTGCTGGCTCTTATGGTGGCTCGGCTGTTTCTGCGGCGTATCAGATCAGTGTCGGCCCTGCTACGCCTGTACCTCTTGTTGGTTGGGGCGCTGGTTCTTGGGGTCAACTAGGCACAACGTGGGGCAATGGCGGCACATCTACATCGGCTATCCGTTTGTGGAACCAAATTAACTACGGCCAAGATTTAGTTTATGGCCCACGCGGATTAGGTATTTATTACTGGACGGCTAACAACGGTGTCAATACGCGGGGTGTTTTGCTTAATTCTTTAGGCGGCACGGTATCGTTTACAAACGCTTCGCCGACTGTTGTTACTTCTACTGTTGAATACACAGAGGGCGCTGCTATTCAATTCTCTGGCGGTTCTTTGCCAGCAGGTGTTTCTGCGGCCACTACGTACATTGTGTTTGAAGTAACAGGGCTGACGTTCAAGCTTTTAACAACAGCGGGTGCTGCGGTAAACACAACTTCCACCGGTACGGGCTCCGTGTCACTAATTGTTGACGTGCCCGTAGTGCAGAATAACTTGACAGTGTCGGATTCGTCTAGGTTTATCATCGCGTTTGGCTGTAACGACTATGGGCAGTCTACGATTGACCCCATGCTGATTCGCTGGTCTGGACAGAACGACCCCTACAACTGGACACCCGACCCTACTAATCAGGCAGGGTTTACCCGACTGTCTCACGGCTCACAGATTGTGACCACTGTGCAGACCCGCCAAGAGATTGTGGTGTTTACGGACTCCAGCATTTACTCGCTCCAATACCTTGGCCCCCCGTATGTCTGGGCACCACAGTTGCTGGGTGACAACATCTCAATCATGAGCCCCAACTCGGCGGTTATTGCGTCTGGCATTATCTATTGGATGGGCGTAGATAAATTCTACGTTTATGATGGCCGCGTGCAAACGCTTAACTGTGACCTGCGCCGCTATGTGTTCCAAGACCTTAACCAAGAGCAGGCGCTACAAGTCTTCTGCGGTACCAATGAGGGCTTCAATGAAGTCTGGTGGTTCTATTGTTCATCCGGCAGTTCAACTGTGGACAAGTACGTAATCTATAACTACGTTGAAAAAGTCTGGTACTACGGCACTATGAACCGCACTGCTTGGCTGGATTCAGGCTTACTACCCTTCCCTGTTGCTGCGCCTTACAACAGTTCAACCCTTACCGGCAACTTGGTGTTCCACGAGGACGGTAAAAATGACAACACAACAGGTACAGATACTGCGATTTCTGCTTATATCAGTTCGTCTGAGTTTGATATTGGCGACGGCCACAACTTTGGTTTCGTCTGGCGCGTGCTGCCGGACATAACTTTCTCTGATTCCAGTAACGCCCCTAGTGGCGCTGTGCCCGTGGTAACAATGACTATATACGGGTTGACTAATTCAGGCTCTGGCAGAACAAGTAGCGCAAGCCAGCCGGTATCTAGTAGCAGTGCGTACGACATTACTGAAGAATTCACAGGGCAAATCTTTACTCGTATGCGCGGCCGTCAGATGATCTTCAAGGTTGAGTCAAACCAACTTAATACAACTTGGCAGCTTGGCGCTCCGCGTATAGATATTCGTCCTGATGGAAGAAGATAAGCATGTCACAAACAAACGTAACAGCCCCCAATCTACCGCTTGCTCCGTTAGAATACGAACGTCAGTACATGGACAAGCTAACCAACGTGTTGCGTCTGTACTTTAACCAACTAGACACCCCCGGCCCTTTGGCTGGAATAGGCCTTAATTTGGACATAAATCTCTTGCCAACTCAGGTTGATTTAGCTAATCTCCGGGTAGGGGATGTTTACCGTGACACAACAGCAGCGAATGTTTTAAAGATAAAGGTCTAACATGAACTCACAAGGCCTAGGCGGTTTAGACGCCGGAGATGTGAACTTTCTACGCCCAGCGTTTGGCAATGCTTCACAGCAGGAAATCCTGCGCGATATTGATATTTTCAATGCTTACTTTCAAAGCGCTAACATTTCTTCGGATCAAGGAGAAAAATTGGTTCAAGCCGCAGTTAATGGCGGCTCAAAGTTTGAGCGTGTGGGCAACACCATTTTGGCGTTTAAGCAACTGCCACCTAACGCCGCCCAAATTTATTTCTTTTCTACGGATAAACCCGAAGCTTTTGTGCAGTCAATGGCTAAGCTTCTTGCCCCGTTAAAGCAATCCGGAGTGCAAGTTGTTTACATGAACAAAGTTGACCCTACTATTGTCAAAGCAATGCAGGCAGTCGGTATGCAAATGCAGCAGCCTGATAGACCCGGGTATAAGGTTATGGCAACGCTATGAGTACTGAAGTAGCTCAACAGAATACTGGTCTTGCAACAAACAAGATTGACACCTTGTTGCGGGAGATTTCCGCACGTCCACAGGTAGAGTGTCCTGTCCAGCACTTTTTTGGGCCCAGTATTTACATCCGCGAAGTGGTTATGCCAGCAGGTACCGTCGTAGTGGGAAAGTCACATAAGCATGACCATTTATGCAACATGGTGGAAGGCCGCATGATTGTGGTAAACGAGGATGGGGAGCAGCGTGAAGTCGTTGCACCTTCTGTGTTCATGGCTAAAAAAGGCCGTAAAACAGCGTACATTCTTGAGACAGTTCGTTTTCAAAACATTTATTCTACGGATGAAACTGACGTAGAAAAGCTAGAGCACATGCTGGTGGAAGACTCCCCAGTACTGCTGAAATAAGGGGAGTAATATGTCTTTTGTAGCAGCAGCAACAGCTATTGGGTTAGAAGGCGTAGCAGCAAACGTTGCTGCCGGTGCCATGATGGGCGGTGCCGTAAAAGTCGGCACTAACGTTATATCTGGTCAAGACCCATTTAAAGACATAGGTAGAGGCGTCCTTATGGGTGGCCTTACTGGTGGCCTTACCCCCGGAGTTGCCGAAGCATTTAACGTTAGTATGCCTATGGCAGCGGGTATTACACAAGGTGGTTTGACTGCTTTGGCTACAGGTGATTTGTCCAAAGGTCTTATGGCCGGTATGGGCGCTTATGGCATGTATGGTTTGACAGGCGCTGGGCAACAGGCGGGTTTAGATCAAGCTATGTCTGGCGTGGATGTACCGGGAAGCGAACAAGTATTTGGCGATTCGCAGACAGAGATTGGTGATGGTTCCGCTGGATCCAAGTTTAACAAGTACTTGACTAACCCTACTGCTACAGGCGCTGCTGCCCAAGCAAATTCAACAGGTAATTTCCTTAAAGACAATTGGAAATATGCAGCAATGGCTGCTGGGCCTATCATGGCAGACTTAGCCGCTAAACAGAATATGCCACAAACTGTTACTCAGTCCGGTATGATTCGCCCCTATTCTTATGACCCATACAGCGGTGGTTTTACTGCTGGAAACCCTTACGAAGCCTCAGTTAAAAGAGCTGCTAGTGGCGGTATTATGGGTTTTGATGAAAGCTCAAACGCGCCTGTTACAGAACGTAACATAGACAACATGCAAAACACAGGTGGTATGTTTAACTACGCCCAAGATGGCGGTGGTGTTATGAAAATGGCTAGCGGCGGTATTGCTGGCTACGCTGCAGGTGGTTATACACAAGACCAGATTAATGCTGCGTTACAAGCAGAGTTAGCGGCTCGTCCGGGCACATCCCAAGCAGATTTAACTAACTACGCTAAGTCTCAGTATGGCTTAAATGACGCGCAAATTACCGCCGCTTATAACTCGGTAAATAGTAAAAACGGCCTTCCTACACCCGATACATTTACAGATGAACAGTTGTACCAGCAAACAGGTAGTTGGGCTGCCGCTGCCGCTGCACGAGATCAGCAAAACCGTGCGTTAAATATATACAACGATGCCTCAAAACTTTACACAACTTCAGGCGCTCACAAACCTACTGAAATGTGGTCTATGCCCGGTGCAGTTGATCCAACTCAACCCGGTCAGTATGTACAAGACCCCGCTACTGGTAAGTATGTTGCTTTATCTGCTACATCAGCAGGTTTTGACCCAACTAATCCAATTACACAAACTTATTTAGGTGAGTTGGCAGCAAAGGGTGGTCAAGACCGAACGTCCCAGCTATTTAATTTGTATGCTTCCCAAGCACAAAAAGATGCAAATGCCGCTGCGTGGGCTAAAGAAGAGGCACGCCTTAAAGCATTAGATGCGGCAAAAGGTTTAACCAGTAATGCTGGCACAGGCGCTAATGCAAATGTGGATAAAGGTTTGGCCGCGCTTAATAACTTAGGTACAGGCGCAAGCTCAAATGCGGTTTCAGTTTCAACGGGAGAAACAGAAGCCCAAAGAAACAATCGTTTATTTATAGCAGCCGGTGGTGATTGGAATAAAGCTGCTGATTTACGTGCTAAAGAAGATAACGCAGCAAATGCGGCTAAATGGCAAGCAGATGCAAATAAAGTGACTGCAGCAAATAAAGCCTTGGTTGCTGATCCCAACTACTGGTTAGATCCAAAAGGGTTAGCCGCATTGAACGCGCTTCCAACTGGCGCTTCTGATGTTGATAAATGGTACGCTTCGCGAGGATTAGGGCTTGATCCGATTGATAACGTTATTAATGGTTTTTTAGCCAAGTACAAACCGCAGCTTGCGGCCATGCTTCCAAAAGAGCAAGAAGACGCAATGCGTGCGGCTTTAGATAAAGAGAGAATGAATGAGGCCGACGTCATCCGAGCAACCGGTATGACTATTGCGCAGTTGGCTGCGGCTAAACGTAAAGATGGTTCAATTATTGTTCCCGGGGATTTAAATAAAGTTCCCGTTGGTTCATTGCCCGATGGCGTCAGCGGTGCAGGTAAAACTGTGGTTAATGAAAACGGCACTATTACAACTCGTCCTGACATCCCCGGTATACCTGCGGGTGGCTTTACGGGTATGACTAGTGTGAAGAATGCCTATACACAAGGTGGCGGAAGTTTGGGTTACACATCGCCAACCTACACCCCTGCGGAATTTAAAGCAAAATACGAAGACAAATTAACCGGCGGTTCCGCCGATGCTTACAACTATCTAACTGGGAAAACTAAGTATTCGCCGATACCTTCAACCCCTACTGGCGAAGTGATGAAGCCTTATGCCGAGTCGGTTTTGGGCATTCCTACACCGTCGGCTAATAAGAAATACATATTTGACCCTACAACAAAAACGTACAAAGTTAACCCTAACTATGCTATTCCAACGTATGACTCTAAAGGTGTTAAGTCTTCAAACTTGACCAACGCCGACGTTAAAACGTTTATGGACAAAAAGCCGTCTGCTTCCGACTTCTACACTTGGGCAACTACAAACAACCTATCACCCGAACAGATTGCTGCGGCGTCTGAAAGACCAATTAACGAGATCAGTAAATTGTTTACGGGCGCTAAAGATTTGACGACTGACGGCAAGATTGACCAAACAAAAGTGGACGAAAAAACAGCAGCAGACGAAAAAGCTAACTTTGACTACGCTGCGTATTTGAAAGCCAACCAAGATGTGCAAGCCGAATTAGATGCTGGTAAAGCTGACTTTGGTACTAAAGACGATCTTGCTGCCGCTGCTTGGGAACACTATCAACGATATGGTAAAGCGCAAAAACGTCCACTTAAAGCCGCTGGTGGTTTACTAGCTGAAGGTGGCTTAGCTGCTCTAACTATGGCTCGTGGTGGTACTACGCACATGCCATTCTTCTCAAAGTCGACTGGTAAGTTTAATATGGCTACCCCAAAGGTCTACGCAGACGGCGGTATGGCTAACTATAACCTTGGCGGTTACTCTGATGGTGGCAGGCTTTTGCGTGGCCCCGGTGATGGCGTATCTGATTCCATCCCTGCAACTATTGGTGACAAACGCCCTGCACGTTTGGCCGACGGTGAATTCGTAGTACCCGCACGTATTGTTTCTGAACTGGGCAATGGCTCAACAGAAGCTGGTGCTCGTAAACTATACGCAATGATGGACAGAGTTCAAGCTGCCCGTAAAGGTTCAATTGGTAAAGGCAGAGTGGCTAACAATAGCCGTGCCGACAAACATCTTCCCGCATAAGGAGCCGATAAATGGCTGATACCCCCACCTCAATACAACAGACGCAGTACGGCTTTGCGCCTGAAGTAGCGCCCTACGCACAGACAGTACTTGGTCAAGCTGCGGCTCTAACTGATACGTCGGCCAACCCATACATGCAGTATCAGGGCGAGCGTAATGCTCAGTTCTCTCCACTGCAACAACTATCCTACGACAACGCGATGCAGATGCAGACTGCGCCTCAGTTGAAGGACGCTACTGCTATGGCAGGCGAAGCGGGTTTAGGCGCACTGAATACAAGTTTTACGTACAACCCGTATGTAAACCAGCAGTTTACAGGTGCTAATGTTCAGCAATACATGTCTCCGTATATGGACACTGTTGTTGCACGCCAACAGCAGGATGCTCAACGTCAAGCCGATATTGCTCGCCAAGCTCAAGGCGCTCAAGCTGCTCGTTCAGGTGCGTTTGGTGGTAGCGGTAATATGCTTGCTAACAATCAGCTTAACTCAGCGCTTGCCCGACAAAAGGGTGATATTTATGCTCAAGGTCAACAGCAAGCATTCCAAAACGCACAAAATCAATTTAACCAGTCACAAGCTCAAAATTTAGGCGCTGCTCAACTTAATGCACAACAAGGTCAGTTTGGTGCGGGTCTGGGCCTCCAAGGTTTGCAAACTGCACTAACTAGCGCAAACACACTTGGTAATTTGGGCAACACTCAGTACCAACAAAATATGGGCGTCAATGCGTTGCAAAACCAATACGGCTTGCAAGAGCAAGCGCAGATGCAAAAGGATATTGATACCAAGTATCAAGACTTCCTAAACTACCAGAACTACCCCTACAAGCAACTTGGCTTTATGTCAGACATCGTTCGTGGCGCACCATTGACTCAAACTGGGTCGACTGTATATCAGGCTCCCCCTTCAACTGCGCAGACTATTTCTTCGCTGGGTCTTGGCGCAGCGGGTATTAGCAAGCTATGGGGAGGTGCAAACGGTGGCGTGACTCAGTCTGGTGGAATTGGCGCACTTGCATTGAACAACTTGGTCTAAGGAATAATCATGATTGACATGGCATCTGTCTACGCCGAGCGGTTTAAGGGTAATCCCGATGCGCTTCGTGCTGCAGTA